AGATACTGATGTACCAACGAAATTCATTGTAAATAAAGATTGGTATTCAATAAATCCAGATGTATCACCTACGGTATACTGGAAGATATATGCGTTTCAGGAAGTGATTAGAGACGAAGATGATCCTGAGTATATCGAAACAGAACCAATATCACCATATGATGCCCTTGTTGCAAGTGGTGATGAATTAAAGATCACGGAAAAAGATGGTTGGTTGAAATATCGTAATGGAGATTATGTCACGAATAGACAACTCGAGGTGGATCGTAATACCGAGAACTCTTTTATCAAGGTAGTCAAGACAGGTTACATTGGTGAATTTGCCGATAATTACAGGACATTGATTAATCGATGAGTGATATCACACATAAAACCCGGGTTGATGCACATGGGAATACCCGAGCAGGTTACTGTGAAATTATTTCGATTGAGATTGAAAATTTTCGTGGTGATGTTCGGGATCTCAAGGTCGCGACACAAAAAATTAGAATCACGGAATCTATCATGGTCCCTGGTCTTGTCCTGGAGATTGCAATTCAAGATGCAATTAACTTCTTTGAAGAATTTGAACTCAATGGACAAGAGAAGATTCGTATTCTCCTAAGACAGCAGTTTAATAAGAGAGATGCCCGTCTGGCACGAAAGACAGACATCGAACTTGAATTCTTTGTCACGGATTTTACTGAATTCCTGAGAGGTACCGATAACCAGAAGCAGGCATACAAGATGGTTGGTGTGACCGAACAGATGTTTCTTTCTTCACTCAAGAAAATTTCTCGACCCGTTCGGGCAAATACGGCAGATGAGATACGAAATATTTTTGTGAATGATCTTCGTCTTCCACCCGAGAAGTTTGTGATTCATGGTGATACCGCTACAAGATATAAAGGTGTATTGAACTGGGATACACCTCTCAAACATGCCATGAAGCTTCGAGATAAACTCTTGGATGCTAATAACACACCATACTTTCTGTACCAGACACTCTCGGGTAATGTCTTTCTGTCACCACTCTCTTATCTCGTGGATTCAGAGACAAATCCCACATACTCAAAATATTTTGATCGACCATTTAGTGAGGCAACGGAGGGTCTTCCAGAAAAGGAATATGAGACCATGATCAAGATGAAAAGTGTATCATCTCAGTTGGGTATGAGTCATCTTGAAAATGCCATGAGTGGTGCATATGCTGGTCGGTACAATTATATCGATATCTTTCACAAGACACATAGAGTAGAAAATTTTAACTCACTCTCTAATCAGATAAAGAATGGGTATCGAATCACCCAGAAGGGTAACATTAACCCGGATTACAAGGTCAATATTGATAAGACCGCCACACAATTATCTCTCAATGAGATTCCCATGGCGAATCTGAATTATTCTTACCGCAATGCACATGTCTTTGAGAATGCCGTGGCAAGAGCAGGGCTCAATTCGGGTGATGTGAATGAGAAGTCTCGAAAATTTGTTCGATCATACATCAAGTCATATGATTCGGTCGTCCAGAATGTTGAATTGGCAGGTGACCTCCTGCTCAATCCGGGTTCCAAGATCGAACTTGATTTCAGTAAGGCAATTGCAATGGATCAGTACAAGAGAGTCACGGGTAAATCAGATACAGAACAGAGAGATTTGGCATTGAGTGGTCAATATCTGGTCTTTGGTTGTGTGCATGAAATCACGGGCGGTGAATATTCTATATCTGTTCGTGCCCAGAAAGATAATATATGAGTGGATATTTCATAGGAATTGTAGAAGATGTTGATGATCCGATTCAGGCAAATCGAATCAAGGTTCGTGCCTTTGGGTATCATAATGAGAACAAAGATATTTTACCCACGAAGGATCTTCCCTGGGCAATGGTGGTGATTCCCGCCACACAATCTGGGATCCCAGATTCCCATGAAGGTGGTGACGAAAAATTTGATGGTATCACGACCTCCCTGGGTATCATGGTTGGAAATTATGTGTGTGGTTTCTTTCAAGATCCCGATCAACAGATTCCAATTATTCTTGGATCGGTGCCAGGCTTCACGAATGTTCAGGATGAAGATCAAGAAGTAAAGGTACATGATGTTCCTCTTGCGGCAAGAAATGATTACGAAAAATCTGCCTCTTACAAATATCGTGTTGAATCAAGAGAGACAGATGTCACTACCGCACAGGATTTGAATCCCGGTAATCCAGTAGAACAAGGTGAGGGTGGAAACTGGAGTCATCCTGATCCGGCAGATACAAACAAACCGGTATACCCATTGAATCATGTACAACGAACACAATCAGGTCATGTCATTGAGTATGATGATTCACCTAGTGCCGAGAGAATTTCATACAGTCATAAAAGCGGTACATACCATGAGATTCAGGCATCTGGTGATGCCGCAACAGTGATCAATGGCAATAATTATACCGTCATAGTGAGCAATGATAATGTATATGTCAAGGGTGATTTGAATCTCACTGTTGAAAAAAACATGAAAGTCCAGGTCAAGGGGAATTATCACCTACATGTTGCGGGTGATTACCATGAAAATATTGTAGGTAAAAATATCAAGTATGTTGGGGATGAGATGAATGAAACCGTGATAAAGGATGTGGTTGAAAATTATGGTTCAGAGAAACAAGAAACGGTTGGTGGTAAGGTTACTGAGAACTATAATGGCTCAAAGGTGGAAAAGGTGGGTGGAAGTGTGGAAGAAACATATGGTGGTGGTCAAACAACCAATGGTGGACCAAGTGTTAAGGTGACTGCCGGTAGAATTGATCTGAACTAATGCATAATTTTGAAATATTACTGAATGGTGAATTGAAGACATACCATAAGTATGATGAAATACCAGAGTCTTTTGATAATGTGATATCTTTTCGCCCACACATGCCGCCACCACCTCATACCGAGGAAGAACATGAAGAGATTCATGGATGGGAAGAAAAATTTAAACAGTTACTCAGTAGGGAGACAAAATAATGGCATTGACAATCGCACATCCCTGGACTGCATCTGCACCCACGATTCTACCTGCCATTCAGAGGCCGAATTATGATTTCAGTGATACGATAAATGTCACGGCAGATCCAGCCGCATTCCCAAAAGATTTGATCTCCAGTATCACCGTGACCCGAGCAATTGCAGGACAGACCTTGGATGATGATGGTAATACTACAAGTGAGCAGAGGGTTATTCTTCTACCCACCGTTACAATCACCTATGGAACATCACACACCGATAGTACGAATACCGGATATGAAGATGCAACGATCACATTCTCGGGAAAATACGGTGATCCATTCCTTGATACATTCAAACTTGTAGATGTCGGGAAAGGTTTCTTTGAACGAAGAGGTGGTAATACTGGTCTTAGTTCTCTGGATAAGTATAATAATGAATTATACGAAAGATTCAGAGGACAGTCTACATTCCAAGAAAATGCACATATTGTTCGTGGATTCGATCAACTGCCAGATGTCGACAAAGAAGATTTGTTCTCCCTTGAGCAGGATATGACAAGCAAGATTGTCGTGACACATACCGTGACGATTAATTATGATAAGTGGACTGCCACAAATACAATTTCTACCACACCTGCTGAGATAAATCAGACCGAGATAATCACAATCACTCACGATATCAATAATAATTTTGGTGCAATAAGTACATTGCTCAGACAAAGACATAAACAATCATAATGCCAGCAGTCACACGAATAGGAGATGCAGATGTCACTCATTGCTCTACTCCAGTAAGGGCACAGGGTTCAGGTAATGTGTTCGTCAATGGTATTGCAGTATCTAGGCAAGGAGATCTTAATACAGTTCACCTACTACCTGGTTCTCCTTGTCCCTCTCATGCAGCACCTATCACGACGGGTTCGGGTAGAGTATTCGTGAACGGTAAGGGTTGTGGTTACGTGGGTGCTGGGGTTTCAGGATGTACCGCCGTGGCGCAGGGTTCAAGTAATGTCTTTTGTGGTGTGTAATATCTGAATTCTGCTAATCTGTATAAATAGTATTCATGTCCAATAGGATTTCAAATTACAACGGTAAAATAAATCAATCGGGATACAGACCCTCAATCACTGTTCCTGAATTATATGCCGATCTAAATCTTGGTTTTCGACTTCTGGAGGGCACAAAAGATATTCGTCCCGTCACGGACATTGAGGCAATCAAGAATTCTATTCGGCACCTTATTCTCACCGGACGTGGTGAGAGACCCTTTCATCCAGAACTTGGTTCTGGTGTTACAGATCTTCTCTTTGAGAATGTCGATGGTTTTACTGCAGCCGTACTACGAGATGAAATCATCGATGTGGTTCGACTGCATGAGAAAAGAGTCGATAATGTAGATGCAGAAATTTATGATGATGCAGATCGTAATGCATTCTATGTTACGATTCGATTTAGTATTAGACAAACAGATATTCCAACAGAGGTGTCTTTCTACCTTGACCGCATACGCTAATGAAACAATTAAATGTAACTGAACTTGATTTCGATCAAATCGCAACGAATCTAAAGGCCTATTTCAAGAGGGCAGATTCTCCATTTAAGGATTGGGATTTTAATGGTTCTGGTCTCAGCCTCCTGATCGATGTTCTTGCCTATAATACACATTACAATGCAATGCTTGCACACATTGCAGTCAATGAAAGTTTCCTTGGTTCTGCACAATTGAGAAAAAATGTTGTCGCCCGTGCAAAGACTCTTGGGTACCTGCCATATAGTAATTCTGCTGCATCATCTATCATATGGCTTGCTGATGCTGGTGATATCTCTTCTCTCACGGAAGTTCCAAGTGGTACAAATTTCACCGCCACAATTGGTGGTGTATCATATAATTACACAACCTTTGGTGCCACGACCAGAGATTTTAGTGTCGTGGCAAATCGATATCTGACGATCTATCAAGGTTCTCGCAAGACGGTTCAATTTCAATTTGATGACAAGGTCCCGAATCCAAGATTTGAACTCCCAGATGCAAATATTGATATCAAGGCAAATCTGATGACTGTCTCAACGAAGGCCGTGGGTTCTTCTTCCGTGACATCGTATACAAGATTCACTGAATTGGCAGACATTGATTCTACCACACCTGTTTACTTTATCTCTGAAAATCCAAATGGTCTATACCAGATCGAATTTGGTGATGGTACTCTGGGTTCTGCACCCACGAATCGTGATATCATCACCGTGACCTATCTGGTTACTGATGGTAAAGATGGTAATGGTGCGGCATCTTTTGATTTGTCATCTACTCTCACAGATGCATCTGGTAATTCACTGGATATCTCTGTGCAGAATGACGCAGATACTGATCTCACAGATCAGCAGAGAGCAGATCGTGAAGATCCAATAGGGGTTCGTGGTATTCCTACGATCTCCACGGGTGGCACAAATCGTGAGACCATCGAGCAGATTCGATTTAATGCACCACTGAATTATCAGGCACAAGATCGTGCTGTTACGGCAAATGATTATAAGGCTCTCGTTCTTGCCAACAGTGGTGCAAAATATGTTTCTGTCTGGGGAGGAGAAGATGAAGCCCAGTACGATCCTGAAATTCACAAGGGTAATGTATACATCTGTGCAAAGACCGAAGATACTCCAGGTTATCTAAGTGAATCAGATAAAGAAGCCCTAAGAGACGTACTGGATAGTAAAGGTGTGTTGACAATTCAACATGAATTTGTGAATCACCTGACGATCAATCTTTACTATGATATCTTCGTGAAGTATGATCCAAATCTGACATCAGCTTCCACGAATTCATTGGAAAGTGATATTCGTACGACGATTCAGAATTTTGCAGATGCCAATCTACAAGATTTCTTCTCGGTCCTTCGTCATTCAAAATTCCTCAAGACGATTGATGATTCAAATCAGGCATTCATGCATACTGTTGCTCGACTCAAGGGTTATTTCACATACGATTATGATGTGAATGATCTGCAAGATTATAATATTCAATTGTCTGGTCTGGTAGGAGATCTTGATCTTGCTTCAAATCAGCCTATCCGAAATCTCATAAGAATAGCGGCATCTCGGGGTAATACCAATGTAACATCACTCAATCAGGCACCTAATTACCAAAGGGTTCATGTGATAGATCTTGGTATGCCGCTTGATAGAAATTTTGATGTAAAATCTAGTACCACATTTTCAATTGCAACATTGGGTCCGAACGCTGACGGTGAAGATGGTTGGAGAAAAAATTGTTTTATCCGTTCAGCAAGAAATGGTGAGATCAGTGGGGCTTTTGATGGTACTAGATACCGTCAGTTATATGTTGTAACTAGTGATGATGATGTAATAACAGCAGATCTGGGTTCTATAGACTTACAAGAGCATAAAATTGCAGTAGATGAACCCTTTCCTGTTCGACCAGTTGGTATTGTGGATTATGATACTGGTATTGTGATTCTTTATGATCGTTCAGATAGTAATGGTGCAATCGCTAAGAATTATGGTAAAACCGAATTGACTGCAATTGATGGAAATGGTGATGAACAGACCTCAGATTACCCAACAGAACCACTTGAATTCAGATTTAAACCAGCCTCAGATAATGTGGTTGCCCGTCGCAGATCGATTATAGATATCGATGTCACGAAATCAACAGTTACAGTAGAAAAAGATGCGATCAAATACCTAGGTTCGGTCGGAGCTTCGAGTTTTGATACAGTAGAAAGAGTAGATCCAGATTTTGACCTATGAGTGAATCAGTAGCCAAGGCAAGAAAAGGTGGGTATGAGGCAACAAATGTCAATTCCCTGATCCCGAGATATGTTATCTCACCGGAATTGAGAGATAGCGCTCAGGGATTGATTAAATTCCTTGAGGAATATTATTCTTACCTCCACGAAGAGGGTAATGCCCTGTATGAACTTGATCGTCTGGAGAAGCAATTTGATGTCGACGAGACAGATGACAAATATCTTACTGCGATTCAGAATGAAATTGCCTCGATCATCCCAGAAGTGCCTGGAATCGAAAAGAAGGTTCTGTACAAGAGAATCGTTCAGTTCTATAGAGCCAAAGGAACCAAGGATGCCGTTGCAACATTCTTTCGTATCTTCTTTCCCGATAATAGTGCACCGGATTATCCGCTACTGAAATATCGATACGATCTTGGTGGCAATATTATTCCCCATGAGTATGAAATTATTCATGGTGAGACATTACCTCGGGAATGGAGAGCATTGTACAAGGCGCTTTCTCACCCAGCGGGTATGAAGATGATTGCGATCCTTGAACTTCT